CAAGTAGAGAACAATTGCTAACAAGAGATACAAAAAAAATAGATAAAAATGTATCAACCTTAGAAGCATTAAAACTTTTACAAAGAGAAGTATACAAAGAATTAAATGTTACAAACCATAGTTTAGAATCTAAAAGAACTTTTGTGAATTTATTATCAAAAGAATTAAAAGATCAAGTTATTGAAAAAGATATGGGAAAATTAACTCTTAGATATTTTTCTAAAGGCTCAAGAAGTATAGCTCATGCAAAACACTTAGGAATTAAAGGTTCAAAAGCCATGGGAATAACTGAACATTTAAGCAAGATTGGTAAAGTAGAAGATGCTAGAATTATAAATCAAATATATGAATCAGCTACAGGTGCTATAGAATATAATCCTAAATTTAATTGGAGTGTAAAAACTAAAAGTTTTTTAAAAGATTTAACAGACTTTCAAGTGGCTACAAAAATAGGTTTAGGTTTTGCTACAATACCTAACATCTCTCAGGTAACTATTTCTGCTGCTTTAAAAGTTGGCTATGGTCCACTTATTAGTGGTGTGAGGAAATGGAACACAGACCCAGAATACAAAAAATTAGTGGAGTCAGTTACTCCTTCTGGTTATGGTGATTTATTAGCTGTAACTTTAGGAACACAACAAGATGCAATTATTAAAAAATTTAGCCCTGCATGGTTTGCACAAAAAACAACAGATAGATTTTTTGGTATTGTACCAGGCTTTTCTTTTAATAAAATAAATGAATTAAACTTTAAAATGTCAACTGTTGCAGCATATGAAAATTTATTAAAACTTCAAAGAACTGCTACAGGAAAAAATTTACAATCTAAAAACGCCAACTTGAGAGCAAAAGCTACTATGGAGTTAAGAAAAGCAGGGTTTGAAAAACCTGATGTAATTTTAGATTTAAAAAATAAAAACATGAAAGCATCTGATTATGATAAAATACAACAATATGCTTATACTTTTGCAAGAGATTACCAACTGCAAAAAAGTGTTTTAAGAGATCCTTTGATTGTAAACGACCCAAGATTTAGACCTTTCTTTTTATTTAAAAGATTTGGAATAAGACAATATGACCTGTACAAAAGAATTTTATCAGAAGAGGGTATAAATCCATTTTTATATTTAAGATTAGCTGCAGGGGGTCTTGCAGGTGCAGCAGTAATACAGCCAGCAAAAGAAATGTTAGGTGAATTATTAGCAGGTAAAAATATATATGATGAAAATTTTAGTTTAAAATATGAAATACCTTTTTTTAGAGAAGGTGAAAAGGGTGGTCAATTAAAAGATATAGGTCCAAAAGAAATACTTGATAGTTTTGCAGTTGTTGGAACTGCTGGAGTTGTTACAGATATTTTAGCAGCAGAAGATCCACTAAGAGCAGTTGAGTTTACATTAACACCTGTGATATGGCAAGACTTAAATAAAATTTATGATACTGCAACAAGAGCATATAAAGAATCTAAAGATTATGGTATTTATGGAGCAATTAGAAGAACTCCAAAAAACTTATCACCCATATTTGGAACAGGACCTAGAAGAGCTTTACAAAGAGCATGGACACAAAAACAAAGAGAAGACTTTACTACTTACAGAAAAGGTCCAACAAGAACAAGAATATTAGATGCTTTTCTTGATGGTAACTATCCAAAGGGTGAAGAGATAATGAGAGAGTGGAATAGAGTTTATGGGTATGAAAATCCTATAGCATGGTCTGATGTTGATTATGATGATCTTACCAAAAGATATATAGCTAAGCTTGAAAAAAGAAGAAGACCTTAACGCACACCTGCTACCTCAAGTTCCAATAATTTTTGTTTTAATTTTTTCGTATGAGTGGACCTTTCAGAGTTTGTCATATCTTTCCAACACTTTGGTAATGTCTCTACTCTAGTGTCAAAACCTGAAGCCATACCACAGAATATAGTTTTCGTTAGATCGTTTTTATTTGTTTTGGGATTATAACAACTTTTTGTAGCAACTGCACACTTTTTATTAATTTTCGGACAAAAATCAAACATTGAAGAAAAAAAGTATGTCTAAAATCGATGATATGAAACTTTTATAAAGTTTTTGATATAAAGGTAGGCTATATAAATAGGTATCTATATAGCCTATCCTACGCATTAAAAAGGGAGTTCAACCTCATCATTAGCTTTTTTAGGTGCTGAAGGTGTAGCAGCCACTCCATTTGCCACATATGGCTCACTTAAAGTAATGTTTATCATTTCATTACCATTTTTGTCTGTGTTTCTCCATCCTGCAGCATCATATGTTTCACCATTGATAACTACTGACTTGTTTGTAAAGTCAGGTTTAGTATCTTTGTCTTTGTAGTTGTTATGAAACAATGCTATTTTTATCTTATCCATTTTATTCTCCTAGTTTAAGTCTTTGCAGGTAATGCTTGGAGAAGGCGATAACAATAAAAAAACTCCAAGGGGGATTCATTACCTGCTAGTGTTAATAAGAAACAGGGCTTTTTCATGCATGGTTTCTAATGTAACACATTAAAAATTTAATTTTTTAGAAAGGTTGTGTAGGAATAAAAAAAGTTCAGCAGGTATTGACACCATTAATGGTCCATGATCTGCTCTAAAAAAAACACCTTGTTCTTCTTTCTCAGGCATAACCCAAGCAGGTACACTCTTTCTTCTTTTACATCCATAAAAGTTTTCTTCTATTTCTACATCACCTTGTTCATGTTGTGCACCACCTCTATCTCTGTTGTGTGCAATTAAATCGTATTGTTTAGCTAGATTTACTACTTGTCTTTGTAGTTCTGCTCCTCTTTGACGATTCCTTCTTCCCATCTGAACTTTCTTCGGATCTTTTGCTTTCATTTTTTAATACCTCTAATTGTTCTTTAACATATTTTTCAAGTTTTTCTACATCGTTATTCATCTGTATATACATACCTAATGTATTTTTAATTTCTACAAATAGTTTTTCTAAATATCTAACATAGTTATATGTATCTACAGAAAACTTTCCTAATTCTTTTATTGTGGGTTTTCGTTTATTTTTGACCATACATTTTAAATTCCTTTAAATAATTCCAATCTATAACAAAATATCTAAATCCATTGTCATGGTATCTACCCGTTGCAAAATTATTTTTTAGTTTTATATCTCTATATAATTTTTCAAAAGGTATGATAACTGCAACTTGCTTATCAAAGTCATATGCATAAATCATTACATTTAATACTTTCATCCACCATTCATAAATTTCTATATCATGTTCTTTAAGTTTAAACTCTTGATTAAATCCTTTAACTTCTATAAAAGATGCTTCTTTATTAATAGCAATATAGTCAGGCATTGACCTTAAAGTAGGTGGTATTTTTGCAAATAAATCTTTTGGAAAGGGACTATTCTTTTCATCAAATCCAACCCTTTGATACGCAATGTTTCTCATTTTAAAAAACTCTTCTGCTTTTACCTCTGCTACATTAATGTTTTTGTCATTTCTTTCTTGATATTGTTTCAATGCATCTTTTAATTCATCCATTATTGTTTTCCTTATCTTGTATTAAAAGGTCTAAATACTTTCTTGCTTTGTATAAATCTTCTAAACCATTTTTATATTTATATCTTACAATATATTTAATAATATTACCTTCACAAAAATTCATGCCCCAACTTAAAATAAATTTTGTAACCTCTACACCCTTTGTATAATATGCAGGGTTGATTACATCAAGAGTTTTTTTATTATTCACACTTTTCACAAACCATTTCTCTTTCTTGTAACTCATTTTCAATTTTTGGTTGTGGTAAGTTTGGTCTTGTTTTATCAAGGTTTTTGTTTATTTGATAATCTCTAGCACCTTCTAAAATCTTTTCAAAATCTTTTATTAAAATATCAAGATCAGTTAGTTCATTATTTTTATCGTCTTTAGTAATTTTTAAAGATGCTAATGTTTTATTAAGCTCAGCATAGCTGAGCTTAATAGTTATGATACATTCGTTTAAAGAGTTATTCATTAGGCAAATCCTCACCTGCGTAGATGTATAAACCTGCTCCAAATAAAGCCAAGTTCTTTGTTAAACATCTCATAGTAGAAGTGTTTATTTGAAATGAGTTAACTTCCATCAATGCCCTATTTCTATTATCTAAAACTGGGTGGGTAAAATATTGTTTTACACCATCTATTTCAACCCAAGTTTTAACATAAAAACCTGATGGAGTTTCCATGTAAGGTCTTTTCTCTGTAATTACAACATTCTCTTTCTTGTAACTCTTTTCATACTCTTCAACACCCCAAGTCATGCTAGGATATTTTTTCTTAACAACTGAAACTATATTAGCCCAACTAACATAATTAAAGTTACCTTTCTTTTCTACATATTCATTTACATTTATAGCAGATAAAGTTTCAAATACATTATCTACTTTCTTTTTACTTTCAGCCATATTATCTCCTTTTTTTTATGGTTTAAATGGAGCCTTGCAACAAGGACTCTCTTTCTGTGTTTCATAGTCGTATCTAAAATAATAATCTTTATCACATTTAGAACAATGTGCTAATATCCTACCATTTATGACTCTGAATTCTTTTTTTTCTTCATCTATTTCTACATCAATCTCCCCATTGAGATTAGGATATTCAGACTTTGCTCTTCTATGTCCTATCTTTTGATGCTTATTAAAGTTTTTAAATTGAATGACTACATTCTCTTCCCATTCAATCATCCCTGCTTTTTGTAATGCGTTTAAGTTTGATCTCATCTTGTTTACTTCAAAATCTTTGTATGCAGGTAGCATTTGTAAATGTAATTCTTCTAAGTTTCCATTG